TCAGATATACATGGATATGCCACCGACTATCTCAATCGTTGATCGTGTAGACAGAGTAATTTTTGACCACGAGAAAAAGAGTTACGAAGTTAAGAAGTCACGAGATAAGGGTGGCAGATAATGATTGATCCTAAGATTATGACAGCAGAAAGATATCGTTCGCTTTTGGATTCTGTAGATGCTGATGTGAACGATATAGATGTTGCTATTATAGAAGGTCCAGCTATTGTCACTGGTCGGGAGAGGCCATTGCTTTTGCTAGATCCAATGCATTACGAACAGTTTGATAAAGTGAGGCGCGAGATCTAATGGCTGACCGATTACACATTGGCGGGGATGGTCAGGTGTACCTGGACTACCCGAACGATCCACCTATTGAGGATGACTGGGGCTATTCTGTGCTCGTCACTCCCGAAGAATTATTGAAAGCCGCTCGACATTTCTTATCTGAAGATTTAATTATTGGGGATCTAGAAGTACAAGGGGTTAACAAATGAGTGATGCTTGGAGCGATGGCTTTACTGATATAGGGCGCAACTGTGGTTGTGGCTCGGGTGTCTATGTTCTTGTCGATGAATTTCACGGCAAGTGTGGAGTATGCGGATCCGAAAAGCTAACGCAGGCTGGAATGAACAAGCGAGATGAAGTGTATCGTGAAGAACTCTTGGCTAAAATGCAGAAAGAAAGAGATGAATATAATGCAGAGCATCCGGGAGAGATCTAATGAGCTATGATTCTAGGTTAGATACCTATGAACATATCGAGAGAGTGCGATATTACTTAACTCTAACGATAGCTATGTTACTTAAGAGAGCCTCAAACCACGATGGGTCTAAACTTGTATCTCCCGAAGTTGAGATGTTCGATGAGTTTACTCCTAAGTTAGCGGAGATGGAGTACGGTTCGGAAGAGTACGAAGCCGCTCGTAAAGCAATGGGCACAGCACTTGAGCATCATTATGAGAATAATTCTCATCATCCAGAACACTATGAGACTGGAATCTCTGGTATGTCCCTTCTAGATTTACTAGAGATGATCGTAGACTGGAAGGCTGCAAGTGAACGGCATAAGAAGCGCCCTCCCATGCCAGCATCTCCGGGTCGTCCCGCTGCACCACAGTACGATTCAAGTATTGTTAGATCAATTGAATTGAACCAAGAGCGATTTGGTTACGGAGATGAGGTCAAGTCTATCCTTCTGAACACTGCTCGTGAGTTAGGTTTTAGTTGATGACAGAGACGATCTTTCCGAATCTGCTAGAGCAGTTTTCTAGTAGTCTTGTTAGAGATACTGTAGGTATCGTTGAGTTTTGTGAATCATCAGACTATTGCGGTAAACAGCTATACCCGCGCCAGCGTGTGCTGTTGAAGCTCATGTTTCTTGAAGAGCTTGATGGTTATGAAGAGGATGTTCTAAGCGAATGGATTAAGTCTTCAGACGAGGGCGGTGAAGTAATCATCAGCCCCAAGATTCGTGAGCGTGTTGAGTATCTCCGAGACAATCACTATCCTCATTTTTCTGTAGTTCAGATCGTTGGAGGCCGACGTTCTGGTAAAGGCTATATGACTGGTGGAGCTATGGCCTACAAGACTTATCAGCTTGTGCAACTACAGAACCCTGGTGCTCACTATAACATTGAAGAAGGAAAGGATATCTACTTTACTATCGTAGCTGACTCTCTCGATCAGGCCAAGCGCCACCAGTTTAGAGATGCACGTAACTGGTTGATCGGCTGCAAGCCTCTTGTAGAGCATGGCTATGTAGGACAGCCTCTTGCAGAATCTATCTCCATTTTTACACCGTTCGACCTCTCAAGAATTCAGTCACTCAAGAGCGCAGGGCGTAGTGTTGAGGGTGATGCTCTAGCTTCTATCCGTGTTCAGGCTTTCCCAAAGAACGCAGGAACGATCCGAGGATCAGCCTCTATAACTCTATGTTTTGATGAGATGGCGCACATGACTCCCGGTGAATCACACATCTCAGATGAAGAGTTGTATGGTGCAGCCGAGCCGTCACTAATTCAGTTCAAGAAGGACGCTTTGATCTTCGCTAACTCTAGTCCTTGGTCAAAGACAGGGATGTTCTTCAAGCTATATGAAATGGGCGCGGGGTCTAAGTCAATGGATGGAGATGTTCCAGCCTTTCAATCTCACCTTACAATTCGTTATCCGAGTTGGGAGATGTATAAAGATTGGGATAGACCAGAGTGGAAGGGTCGCTATGCTCCTGCAATTGTAGTTGATCCTAAAGATGATATTGACCTCGCTCTTAAAGAAAAGGCTAATCCTGAGAAGTTCAAGGTTGAGTACCGCGCTCACTTCGCTGAAGTTGTAGATGCTTACTTGAATCCTGACCGAGTGGATGATATGTTTGACCCATATCATCAGGAAGAAATCCTAGGCCGAAGACTTCGTACTGAGAGTGGGGCCACCATCGCTTACATTCAATACAAAGGACATGCCGACCCTTCTAGCACAGGAGCTAACTTCGGTATAGCAATTGGTCATCTTGAAGAAATTCCCGAGGTTGATGAAATGGGTGTAGCTATTGTAGCTCCTCATGTTGTCTTTGATTTCATTGATGCTTTCTACCCTGATGATTTTCCTAACAAGACAATTGATTGGTTAACTGTACTGCCAACGATTGAAACTCTTATCGAAACATTTCGCCCCGAGACATTTACCTTCGACCAGTTTGAGTCTGACGCTGCTATGCAAATCCTCACTGAGCGACTGATGAAGAAGGGGCGTAGTGATACTCAGGTGTTTGAGGTTACGGCTACTGCTGCTAAGAATCGTCGCCGTGCAGAACATTTTAAGGCAGCCTTAAATCTAGGAAGAGTTCACGCTCCTCATCCTAATGGTCAACGAAATGAGAGGTCACTTACCTTAGCTAGGAACGAGCTAAAGTTCCTTCAGATTAAGAATAACAGAGTAGATAAGCAGAGTGCAGGTCCGGTTCAGACTAAGGATATAGCCGATTGTATCATGGAAATTACCTCGGCTTTGGTGGGTGATATCTATGGTGGTGTAGCATTCCCAGAGGAGATGGGATTCGGTGCCCCAGGAGGCTATGCCCTCAAGGAATATATGGGATCGACGGGTACAGGATTTGAGAATTTCTACGAGGGATCGTTGGGCCACGTTCGTAGGGGAGATCAGTCGGGCCAGAATGATCCCGCCCGTGGCCGAGGACGAGGACGGTAACTCCTCTAAAAGATGTACATCCGGGAGAAAGAATAGGTGATGAAGACTATAGTTGAAGATGGTCGGCGCTATGTTATCAATGATGAAGGCATCGTGATCGAGGCTGCTGTCGAAGAACAGACCGAGGAGGAAACTGTTGTGGAAGAGCGACCATTAGCTGTTGGCGACCGAGTTGAGGTTGAAGGCGGGGCACTTGGAGAGATTATTACTCACGACCCTCACGGTTTGTACGGACAGACATATGGAATCCGATTTGATGACGGAGACATTGGCGCTTTCCTAGGAGATGTAATCAGTCGGACAGAAGTAGATAAGATTAATTTCGATACTCCTATCGAACAGCTTAAGGCTGATTGGGAAGAGTACCAGACTCTACCGGGCATTACCGCTGATGAAATTGATGAGAAATCAGCCATGGCGCGGAAGATCAATGTCACCGCTAAGGCTCTGGTAACTGATAGTAGGACTGGCCTTTCAGATCAGGTTGTTCTTGACCAGATGGTTATTGTAACAGGAACTGATCTATTTGACCTCAAGGAAGCCCGAGAACGGCTCACTGTTGACAGCCATGGCGATTATTTAAGTAGTCTTCGAAAGTTTGAATTACCCGATGAGCTTGGCCCAATGCAGGGTATGAACTCACGAGGAGATGCATCTTGGCTCGTCGTTGCAGCAGAAGACGCAACGGATGAGGTAAATGATTTCGATTGGGATACTCACCTAGCTGGTGAAGCTCAGAAGTCTGTCCTTAAGCTAACTGTTGAGCAGCTTGAGAGCACTGATTTTATGGGTGAGGTTGCTAGGTATCGACTGGCTTCACAGCCCCTTGGATTAACAGAAGAGAAGCGCGAGTTGTTCGCAGCACTTCTAGAGGAAGCGCGTAAGGCAGCGATTGATACACGTAAGTCTGAGGCAGTAGTAAGAACCGCAGCAGTAGAGGAAGACCTGGACGACTTCGACACATCAGCACTTTACCTCTCTTAGGAGTGAGCATGGACAACGAGATCTACACAGATGATCTAGTACAGAAGGAGAGAAATCAACGAGGGCTATTGCTTGCTCAGACTCGATTCAATCAGCAGTTTAAAGCTTTCGTGAATAACTCTCCTGGTCGTTTATCTTATGTCCGGCCTGACATTGCTCGGATGATTGAGGAAATTGCCGATCATACCGAGGCAGATTTTGAGTACCTGACAACTCGGTTCGACCAGTATCTTTCAGAGGTTGCTGTATCAGAACCTCAGAAGGTGGAGCTTGAGTTTAGCGCAGATGAATTGAAGAGAGGTAATCCTCCTCCTAAAAATGATCCTGACCAGGTTGACCCTGAGCCGGATGCTACCACTGATGTACGTGACCACGGTACAGTGTTAGAGGAGGAAGCGCTAGAACCAGATGCACGTATCGACGTAGAAACCGGGGATAAGAAGAGCCTTTCTTTTACCGATGAGTCATCTTGGAAGCTTTGCTTCCGCTGCAATAACAAGATGAACCCCGTTGTATCTTCTGCTTCTCCTGTTTGTCCTGACTGTACAAAGGAATTAAAGGAAGCTCTTGCTCCTACGGTAAACCCTACCGTAGGGCCAGCAACGGCCCCGGTTCCAGCAGTCCCTAACTACCAGCAGTATTTCTCTCCGCGAGATCAAAACCCTGATGCAATTCAGGTCTGTAATTTGTGCGCTGCAAAGGGCCAGCATTTTGAGGGAACAGCGCAGGAAATGCAACAGCATATTCAGCAGTCTCATCCTGAAATAGCTACAACACAGCCTGCGGCACCCATTGCGGCAGTAAAAGAAGCTGGTCCTGAAGATGTATCTCCTCCGAATCCAGCGCCGACTGACGTATCAGCGGACGAAGGATTGACTGAAGCTCAGAATCCTGTCCATCATTTCGATGATGTGATCCAGCAGATGGCTGATCGAGCAGCGGCGATTCAATTCTCAACTCCTGCTGATGATGAGATCCAGCAGATTGCACAACAGGTTGGAGCGCAGCCTGATGAAGTAAAGGATAAGCTTCAGGTTAGCGCAACGTTCGGCAAGTTCACAGCAGTTAATGGTCAGCTAACGGAGAATCAAAATGATGTTCCAGCAGGATATGCTGAAGTAGATATGGAGGGTATGGGAGGTCAGGTCGAGACTCATAATGCAAACGTTCCTACTGATTTGGCAGCAGAAAAGGTTGCCTCTGATCTAGGGATGGAGAAGGATCTGGTTTACAATATGCTTAAGGATTCATACGGGGATGATCTTGGAGATGAATATACCGCTTCAGTATCAGGAGATCATAGATTTTTCTTACCGGAAAGTATGGTACAGCAGCAAGCAGAGTCACCAAACCAGGACAATACTCAGCCCACAGCACCACCAGCACAACCGACACAGCCTGTATCTAGATTTACTCTTGCAGAATTAATCGAGCAAGATGCACGAGCAGCAAAAGAAGCTTACCTTTCACTGTAAACCCTCTAGTTAACATAGGTACCGTGTGGGTCACACACAGCGCCGAGAATATAAAAAGAATTTAATCCCCACAGTCTGTGAAATCCCAAACTGTGGGTATGATGTATTTGTAGCACGACATAGAATCAAGCCTGGAAAGAAGGGAGGCAAGTACGTCGCCGGAAATGTGATTGGTTTGTGTCCAAACCATCACGTCGAAGCTGACTTAGGCTTGATCCCGCAATATGAACTCTTCGAAATTGTACAGAAGAGATTAAAGAAGACAAGGAAACGAGTCAAGGCAAGGTATCAAAACGGAAATGGACATACTCGGATCACCTGAAGCACAGATGCTTCGCAAGAGTGCTATCAGCGCTCATCGAAAGTATCCTGATCGTGTCGAACAGTTTATTAAGGACGCGCGAGATAACAATGATGAACTCATTGGTGATTTTGCAACTCGTCGTAAGGCTAACGAGGTAAAGAATAGACGCATGGCCTCAGCCGGTATGGGTGGGGATGTGTATGCTGCTATTCCTAGGTTCTACCACCCTGAGGAATGGTTTAGACAGACACAGATTCCTTACGACATGAAGGACGACAAGCATCGTTTTGAATTGTATCGTTGGCTTGACTTCTTCTACAAGACGCATTGGTTAATCCCCATGCTCGTGGATATCTTTACCCGTTTCCCTCTCGTAGGACTTGAGCTTGTATCTCCTGATAAGCAGCTTACACAATTCTACGAGGATCTTTTCTTTGATAAGCTAGACTACGAACAATTCCTTGTAGATCTAGGCCGAGAGTATTGGACCTTCGGCCAGTCATTCCCAATGGGTCACTTCAATGAGACTCTTGGAGTCTGGGAGGAAGAGGAGCTTCTCGATACTTCAGCGGTTAAGGTGAGACAAGTTCCGATCATCGGAGGCAAGCAATTCTTTGTCGTGCCTGATAAACAGCTTATCGAGATCGCAAAGAAGAAGAATCCGCCCGACCTATATCATAATCTAGAGACCTACTTTCCAGATCTTCTCCCTTACCTAAGGAATGAGAAGGATATCCCCATCAGTGATGTATTGCTTAAGCAGGTTGCTTTCAAAGCAAGCAGGCGTGACCTCTATGGGACTCCACTTCTCCTGAGATCCCTCCGAACTCTCATGCACGAAGAGAAATTGATGGCAATGCAGGATGCTATTGCTGAGCGCGGCTACTCCCCGCTGCTCCTCTTCAAGCTTGGAACGAATGATATGGGACCGAATAGACCTCCGTTCATTCCTGGTCCTGCTGAAATCCAGGCGCTTCGAAACGATCTTGATATTGCATTTAGCTCTGACTTCAGAGTACTAGTACATCACTTTGCTATTGATGCTCAGAGTGTTTTTGGTCGAGACTTCGACCGTATTGAACGACGCATCATGCAGACGTTCGGAATCAATCCAAACCTCTTGGCTGGTGGCGCTTCTTCAGCACCGTATGCTTCATCAGCATTGCAGGCTGAATTCCTCAGCCAGATTCTCCGTACCTTCCAGCACTTCCTCATCAAGCATTATGAACAGCGAGCGAAGATTGTAGCTGAGGCTCAAGAGCACTTCGCCTATGAAAAGCGTGGAGATACACGAGTACCGATCACTGAAGAGATTCTTGAGCGCGATCCTGAGACAGGAGAGCAGCGCATCGTAGAGAAGAAGAAGTTGATGATCCCTGAGATGAGGATGAAAGTTCTTGATCTTAGAGATGAAGCTACGCAACGTAACTTCTTACAAGCTCTGAAGCAGCAGGGAGTACCGATTGCAGATCAGACTGTTTCAATGGGTATGCATTACGAGTTTACCGATGAGCTTGATAAGGTACAGACTGAGATGATTCAGAAGACTGTTGCTCAGCAAGAAGCTAAGGTTAAGACGTATCGTATTCTCAAGGCTAAGAACCTTCCGATCCCACCAGATCTACAACAGGAGATCGAGGCCGCTGGCATTGCTGCACCGGGACCGGGAGATGCAACAGACGTTGGGGTACAGGCTCCCGAGCAGGGAGATCAGATTGTTATGCCGGGAGATCCTGATGCAGCAGGAGCAAGCACACCAGGAATTGGACCTGAAGGGCCAGGACTTCCAGGCCGCGACGATCAGCCTCAGGTTTCACAAGAGAGGATGCCGGGTATCGGACTCAAGGGGCCAATGCTACCGGGAGTACCGGGACAGCCTGGGGTCGGTGGACTTCCTGGCGCACCATCACCAGCTATTACTGCCCCACCGCAAGGCTCACCGGGCGCACCGGGAGCAGGAATTGCACGTTCATCAGAAGAAGACGATGCTCCAATCCTTCTACGCTTGCCACGCAATGAAGCCGCACGTAAGATAGAAAGGTTGCATGATGCGGAACTTTCTGCTACACTATCCGAAGATGAGCAAGAGGAAGCGGAAACTAAAACTCAAGATTAAAGTTCTTGACCTTAAAAATGAGGCCGATACACTGACTTCCTGGAAATTTTAAGGCAGCTTCCAAATCAATAGGAGGTAAGTTTTGTTTGCAGCTAGTCCACTAGACCCCTACGCATCTGCAATTCAGCTTTGGCTGAACGAAGGAAGAAGTCGTAAGCAGATTGCAGATCTTTTGTTATCAGAATTTGGGGTAGAGACAAGTGATACCTCTGTTCGCAGAGCTATTGAACGACATGATCTTGAAGTACCTGATGTAGTTAGGAAAGAGGGAGAGCGAGCAGCCACCCCTGGCCTTGAGATCAAGGGAGATTTAGCCACTGTTACCTCAGATGTATCTGAAGATCTGGGTGACTTAGATGGGATCGTTCGTAACCGTGGACTTAATCCTAAAGATTGGGTTGTAGAGAAGGTTACAGTTAATGAATGGGATTCTAATGCTGGTGGCGGTGACATAATTAGGTTGCAGCAGTTGAAGGTATACTTGAAACGACATTTTGCTTTACAGTTTATCACTCCTGCTTCTCCGGTTAAGGTATTTAATCGCCCCTCACCACCGAAGTTTGCTAGGAATGAGTCCGCTCTTGCTGTTATAGCTGGTGATGAACAAGAGCCGTACAGTGATCCTCATGTAAAGCAATCTTTCCTAAGGATGTTGGAGAAGGTCCAGCCTAACATCTTTGTGCATTTGGGTGACGTAATGGATCTACCTACAATCAGTAGACATAAAGATAATCCTGAGTGGGCAGCGTCTGTACAAGAATGTCTTAACACTGGCTACGCTACGTTGCGAGCTTATCGTGAAGCTTCTCCTGACACCAGGATGATTTTCCTTGTGGGTAATCACGATGAGAGAATCCGGAATGAACTTCTCCTACGTGCCGAGAGAATGTATGGTATTCGTGCGGCTGATAAGCCTGGGCAGGAGGAAGAAGAATCTGCTCTGAGCATTCGTAGGTTGTTGCGCCTCGATGAGCTACAGATTGAATTCATTGATCCGCATGGAGGATATGCTCATGCACAGTTCAATCTTTCCAACCAGCTTGGAGTCCGACACGGTTGGTTGACGGGAGGGAACACAGCAGGCAAGACTTTAGATCGGCTCGGCCATAGCATTGTCGTTGGTCACACTCATGCACAGCGCCTCAATCAAAAGACTCTGTATAGTATTGATGGAACGCCGAAAGTTCTCACCGCTGTAGAGGCTGGTACTTTATCTCAGGTTAAGGGTGGTATTGGCTACGCTGTTAATCCTGACTGGCAGCAGGGATTTGTTACAGCTAGTGTATGGGAGGACGGTTCATTCAAACTAGACCTTGCTACTTATACTGATGGTGCCTTACGTTGGCGCTCTGATAGATTTTAATGAGTATCCCTGGTCTTCCACCACCATTTGATCCTGTTGAACGCGCTGCATATTTCAAAAGACGTGAGGAAGACTTGAAAAAGAGACAGGCTTTGGCAGAATACTGGCATCAACATCCGATTAAAGCTGCTTGGCATTTTAGACCTCGCGGGAGGGATTTAGATGACCTGCTCTTTCGTTTAGTTATAGGTGGAATGATGTTTTGTGTAGGTTTAGCCTTGGTTGGGCTAGGAGTTATCGCTATTGCGACTGGAACTATTGTAGGTCTAGCTGCGATTCCAGCATTTTTCTTTGGTTTGGTTATGGTCTTGATGGGAGGGAAGGCAATTCTCTATGACTGATCCAACTTCAGACCCTCGTGAGTTTACTCAAGTAGAATTAGATGATGATGTGACTCTCTCTTTACCAGTATTAGGAAACGCTTGGGTCTACTGTCCTAATTGTGGTGAAGAACATATTTATGGCGAGTGCCCCCTTTATGGGACTTGTCTATTCTGTAAGCAACGACCGGCTACTCTCCATTTTGGAGATAGCTTGTCCTTCACTCACGGTGGGTTTTTGAATTGTTGTGAGTTATGTTGTGCCATTAAACAGAGAGACCATGCTAGAGAACAAGCCGCTCTCTTACCTGAGAGAGAACAACGAGTCCGAGAATTGGAGGAACAAGATGCCCAGAAATAAAGGCTACGAACCCGTTACAGATAAGAAGCGAGCGTTTAGTCTTGTGGTTTATGATCTACAGGGTGGACCTTTGCACCCAGATGTGGTACAATATCTAGAAGAGGCTGCGTACAATGCAGCGCAGATGGATAAGTCATTGGCAATCACAACAGAGGTAGTGTAATGGCGAAGCTCTTATGGGAAGCATACAAGATTGGCAAGCGTGTCGGTCGCAATGAAATCACAGAGGTTTCTGGTGATCAGTACATCAGGAGATTGATCGGTGCCGTTCTATAGAAAGAAGCCAGTAGTAATTGAGGCTCGTCAATATACCGGCGAAAATGCTGATGAAATTGTGCGTTGGTCATCGGCTAGTTTGACCAGACGACCCGGTGAGGATCAGTATATGGAGCCTTGTGAAAATTGTGACGCAACCCCACAGGATCATCCGAATGATTATTGTTTTACTTGGATTGGAGAAGGTACCGCTGGTCCATTGCTAATCATTTCAACTCTTGAAGGTGACCACGAAGTTGGTCTTGGAGACTATGTAATCAAGGGGATCGCTGGTGAATTTTATCCCTGTAAACCAGACATTTTTGCTCTAACCTATGAAGAAGTGGAGGAAGAGAATGCTGGAACCTAGTTCTGAAGTTAAAGTTCGTACTGCATTAGATATTATCGAAGGTGAACTAGAAGTAATGAGAGGCGTTCGGGCTAACCATGAAGGAGAAATTGCATTGAAAAAGAGGGAGTTACAAGATGCAGAGCGGCGACTTGGGTTGGTCGAAGAACAGATTGTTGAACTTGAAAATTTTTTAGGAGGCCAAGATGCTGATCGGACTTAACGGACGCCTCAAAAGTGGTAAAGATACAACCTACGCTGTCATCAAAGAGTTTCGTCCCGAAGCAGAGCGTGTTAGCTTTGCAGGCAAGCTTAAGGAATCAGCAGCGGCATCTATTGGTATCACCGTTGAGGCACTTGAACTATTGAAAGGGAACGAGGATCTGTATCTTGAGTTCACAGATCAGGGGTTTGATACAGGGTTTCCACCTTACAACTTCCATCCCTTTAACATTCGTCAGTATTTACAGTGGTTTGGTACCGAGGGGCACCGTGATGTGTTTGGAGATAACTTTTGGGTAGACCAAGCTCTACCTAGAGAGCTAGATCATACTGAGAGATTTCTTGTTGTAACAGATATGAGATTTCCAAATGAGGCTCAAAGAGTGATTGATCTCGGCGGCATCACTGCTAAGATCGAGCGCGAGACTGCTACAGCACATGCGAATCATGCCTCCGAGCAGGACATTGATTGGATGTGTACCTTTATAATAGATAACACTGGTACTTTAGACGACTTGCGCGAAGAGATCAGACTCTTCTTAGAAGTAGCAGATAAGATAGAAACACAACGCAATCCAGGCTTTTCTTTTATTGGGCTTAATCTAGGATAGGAGTGACATGTTAATTCAAGTTGACGTTGACAGTACATTGTATGATGCCAACAAACTCTTCTATGAGGTTGGTCGAGAGGCTGGTATCGAATGGCCTCGCGTGTATTACAAGTGGTTTGGACCTGAGGATATCGGCACTGATTTGAAGACACTCAAAAATGTCTTCCGTAAGTGTCACAGTCGAGAATATGTTATGAAACAGAAGGCATATCCCAAGGCTGCTCAGGTTCTACAGCAGATCTCATCTACTTACGATGATGTAGAGATTGCTTTTGTCTCTGATCGTAATGAAGCTCAGACCGCCGCGCTACAAGAGTGGCTAGAAATCAATGGGTTCCTGAACACCGGAGATGAATACGTGTCTGCCACTAAGGATAAGCGAGAGTGGATGAGAGAAAAGCGTCCTGAGATTGTGATTGATGATCGTATTCGGACAATCCTTCTGGCTCGCTACGAGCTAGGAAGTTATGTTACGAGTATTGAACATCCGCATAACATCAATCTTCTCAACGAGGCCGAAGGAATTTGGCTCGTTAAGGACTGGACAGAGATGGGAGTAGTCTTAAATACAGAAGTAATTCCTCAAGTGCTACCAACAAAGGTGCTAGTATGAGTGACGAGACAGTAATCAAAAGCTACACTTATATCTTTGAGGTTACAGTAGACAGAAAAGAGGAAACGTCCCATTGGGATTATCTCCAAGGGGAACTTAGAAATGCCTTAAGGGAAAAGTTAGGACGTGAATATGGAAGGGGTGCTATCACTTTTCCATCTGCAATAAAAGTAACTAGAATACAACACGAGGTAGACGATGACAGAATCAGAGAACTTGAATACGCCTGAGCCTACAACTAGTGAGGAAGAAACAGGATCCGACGAGGAAGAAACGGGTCGAGTCTTTGTTGGCTTCCATCCATTCGGTGGAGTTAGGCTACAGGCTGAAGATGTAAGATTGAGTCCACAGGAGGCATTCATTCTTGCCGGTCAGCTTCATGCACATGCAACTCTTCTCATCCATCAGGGATATTTAGAGCAGGCGCAAGCAGCACAGGCCGCGAGAGCAGTAGTAGGGAAGGGAGATATCATCCTCCCAGGGAGATAATATGGTAAGAGCATCAGGATCAAGAGGCGAGGATCAAGTGGGGTCAAATCGACCAGAGTGGCTTCCTAATGAGCCACCGATAGAGGTTCCAAATGGAGTGACTAGCTTCATTGCTGAAAATGGAGTAGCCTATTCGGTAGTACGTCCTGCCTCTAGTCTATCGGTAGCCGATAAAGTCAAGCTTGTCAATGAAGTCCTCTTGCCTCTGCGTAGCTATCAGATGATTGGTCTTATCGAATCTAGACAGTGGATTGAGGTACTTTTCCCGGAGTTCGGTGATATAAGAGACAGAGAAATGGATGACTACCTACGTACACTTGCATCGCAAGGTCCTGTACTAGAGGAAGAAGAAGATGTACGTTCCGATCAATAATCAAAGATGGGTTAGATGCTATCAGTGTGGTGGCAACGGGATCAACAATGGTTCTACTTGTTGGCGATGCGGTGGCGCGGGAGGTTATTGGGAATACGGTTATCAACCCTATGTTCCTTATCGTCCCCCATGGAATCCTCCACCTTATCGTCCCACGCCTACTGTACCAGTGACACCGTGGACTCCACCCTGCACATGCAACATGGGAATTACTTCAGTGTGTCCAGTCCATCCTAATAGAAACGTTTAGCTTTTTTAGACAAAAGCCTATACCTCCGAAAAAAATCGCGCCCTCGCGCATATGGTGATATACTAATATGAAGCTTTTTTATTACGGTGCTCTAAAACGTGGACAATCACGCAAGATTCTTTTATGGATCAGCAGTGGATACGACTCTGACCGAAAACTTCCATATTTGAATGTAACCTCTTGTGGAAGATTCGTGGGGAGACTATATTCTAAAAATGGGTAATGTAGACCAATTAGAAGTAGATATTGATACTCGCATTTTGTGGATTTTGCGCCAAATCTTCGATAAGGACGATATCTTCGATTTGGACTTTGTTTGCGCTATCGTCAGAGCGGCATATGGCCAAGGATACATGGATGCTCTTATAGAGCCTCATGGCAAATTACCGCTAGATACGGGTTTCCGTGTTCCAGAGCGTGTTGACGAATCAGACTAAATCTGCTATACTTAGTATATGGCCGAAACCGACCTTGAGAAGAGAATTGCCGATTTAGAGGCAAAGACACGTCAACAAGATAGGACTATCATTGGGTTACAGAATGAGCTTATCAAGGCGAGCCGCTACACTCACGATGATCTCAGTACTCGCCTATCTGGTGTCCAAATCCTTCTCGCCAGAGCCGGTGAATACAAAGGAAGAGAAAGAGGTCGCCGTGGATAAACAGCTTTACCAATGTGACAAGTGCGGACTTCAGCTTTCTCTCATTAATGGTCGTGGAGAGGATTGTCCTCGATGCTCAGGCCATTTTCTTCCTGTTCATCCTCTAGCTGTTGATCCAGCTTGGAATCAGGGAGCGAGAGAGATTTGTGATTATGATGGGTGTGATCGGATCGCTAAAGTCATGTATTGGGAGAAAGGGACAAAGAGCCTCCTAAGAGCAAGATGTGACGAGCATGAACACGATCAACATATCTCTTGGGATGAAGATACTCTTCAAAGGGAAGAAAAGAGATTAGTTTCAGATATTGAGAAGCGTCTGCAAGCTGAAGTGGAGATGGACAAATTCGATAAGATGTGATAGAATAGGAGGCACCATGGCTAAGAAAGTGATTAAGGTCATTGAGTATCGCTTCGAAGGCCCGTGGATTGAATATGCTCGGACTTCCGTTCCTGATATGGTAAGTCACTATAGGTTTCAGGCCGAGAAAGAGTTTCCGGGCGCAAAGGTACGCGACAGGGAGAAATAATGGATAGAGTAACAGAAGCAAGAGTTAATGCTTCTCTTGATGCGATTGGCAGTTTGGGTTTTGTGGTAACAAATGGAGGTTATGATTCAGAATCTTCTACACCTAAGCTTACTGACGATGAAATTCGTCGTCTAGTCGAAGCAATTGTTCTAGAGGGTCAATTTATTCTAGAGACAATGAATTCGACACCAGTTGCGGACATACCTCCTGAACTACATGATGAGTAATGAGTGAAGAGTCTAGGATTGGCGATCTTCGGGAACGCGAAGGTTATAAGGCAGCTAAGAAAGGTGAACCCGTCCACAGCGAAGCCTCAACCGAATTCCGAAAAGGATATGGGTTCGGAGGATCGAACGTAATGCCGAGTAAGTTTGGTAAGCGTGATGAGTATGATCGCTGGATTTGTATAGGGTGTCAACATGAAAACTCTAATAAGCGCCGCTGGATGAAGGGCGGTCTTGAGCTATGTTGGAATTGTGGTGTAGATCGTGATTTTGTTGATCCAGAAAGGGTAAAATGAGTAAATCTGAAATTAGCGAGAACGATAAGAGGCTGGCACATACAGTCTATGACCATCTCATCTATGAGGTCTATAGTGGGCTTTTGACGGCTCTTGAAGAGTCAACTGCTATGAAGTCTCAAGATGAGCGTTTCAAGAAGCTTCACGACGAGCTACAGCTTGTTATGGACACACTTGACGAAGTAATCCATTCGGCTCTTGATACTATTCCTGGCTTACGTTCTAGAGAAGAAGCAGAAGAATTAGCTCGAAAAGAGATGGATAAGCTTGCGCTTATTCAAGGTTTTCCTATTGGGAGCATGACTCCTGAGAAAGAGATTCAACATTGAACTTCGTAAATAGAGAAGGATTAGCCTTTGATGATGTTCTTCTTGTTCCAAAGGGCGGCAATCTCATTAAGCGAGAACAAGCTGATATCAGTACTCAGCTTGTTGGTGCTAAGCGTTTAGACGTACCGATCATATCCGCTCCAATGGAATCCGTTACAGGGGCGAGAATGGCTACAGCTATGATGAATGCTGGTGGGTATTCTTTCTTGCACCGCAATTGCTCTATAGAAGAACAATCCAAAGAGTTTCAAAGTACTTGGTCTAATGTCGGGGTAGCTCTTGGCGTTAACGAAGGATATGACCGCTGGTTAGAGCTTTTCCGTGTCGGCGCGAGGATATTCTGCATTGATGTAGCTCATGCTCATCATAGAATGGTGTCTCGCTTTATCAACAATGCCCCCGAGAATTTACGCAACGGGGATTCTTATTTGATCGCTGGTAATATTGCAACGGTTGATGGTGCTCACTTTCTTGCTGGCCTCGGCGTAGATGGGATCAAGGTTGGTATTGGACCTGGGGCTGCTTGTACTACTCGTGAGGTTACAGGATTTGGCGTACCACAGCTTACTGCGATTATAGATGTTGCATACGCTCTTTCACAATACGGCGAACATGCCCCAACCGTAATTGCGGATGGTGGAATTAAGAATAGTGGTGATATCGTCAAGGCTCTCGCTGCTGGTGCAGATTCAGTGATGCTTGGACGATTACTAGCAGGAGCTAATGAATCTCCTCATCCTGGTCTATATTACGGAATGGCATCTAAGCGCGTAAACAATCATCGCGCTCCTGAAGGGGTTGAGGGTGCTGTGGATCGTACTGGCCCCGTTGAGGATACGATCAAATCTCTTGCTTGGGGTATTCGTTCTGGGATCTCTTATGGAGGCGGAACAAACATTACTGAACTAAGAAAGAATGCAGAATTTATTAAGGTGAGTCCAGGTTCACAACTTGAATCAGGAGTGAGGATTTAGTGATTTGGCAGTTACTTGAGATTATTGGGATCGCTTTTCCGGTTACCTTCGGGCTTTTCTTTGTGATAATGTGGATGGCGATCAAAGGATGAGATTCGCTAGAGTCGTGTGGATTATAGAAGGAAATGAAATTTCTGAGCCTGATGGCTGGCGTGTTGTCGGTGTAGTTCGTCATTGGACAGATAATAATGGATTAAGCCATGTTCTAGTAGTTCAGGAGAGACAGGAATATGACGTTATCTGGTAAAGACGTAATTCAGGTCTTCGATCACGGCTTTGTTAGTCTCGATGATTGTATGGCTGATGATCTCAGCGTCGTTAACTCTGCTCGTGTGAGTTTCAACGCTTATCACGAAGAAATGGAAGAAGGGGACGATAAGCTGATCAACTTCCTGATGAAGAACAGGCACGGCACACCGTTTGAACATAATGCTTTTCGCTTTCATATTAAAGCTCCTATTTTTGTATTCCGAGAATGGCAGCGACACCGGATTTCTAGCTATAATGAGTGGAGTGCTCGTTATTCGGAGTTAAAGAATGAGTTTTATGTTCCCGATACCTTTCGTACTCAGGTTGGCAAGCCTGGGGCTTATAAATTTGAGCCTCTAGATCAGGAGCTTATTGATCCTGTCCTTGAAATGATGATACAACACAATCAGCGTTCATTTGATCAGTACAGAGTTGCGATGGCAATGGGTGTAGCTAAAGAGCAGGCAAGGCTTTTCCTTCCTGTAAGCATCTACTCTGAAATGTACTGGACTGTTAATGCTCGGAGCCTTATGAACTTTCTCTCACTTCGAAATTCAGAACAAGCTATGTTTGAGATTCGGGTCTATGCTGAGACTGTTGAGCTTTTCTTTACAGAGCTAATGCCAATAACAGCTCAAGCTTTCATAGATAATGGGAGAGTTGCACCATAATGGCTACTCATGGTTGTGTTAGTTATCCTTGTCCAATCTGTCATGCATCCGCGATTGCTGCTGCACACTACCAGCTACGCGAAGAGTATGCTGCTGAGATTGCTCGACTGAATAGGATCATAGATGATTTAAGAGGCGTGGAAGATCCGAGTTTGCCTGACACCGAAACTTGTCCAACTTGCAAGCGAGAGGTTCATCCTATTCAGATTTATGATTATGAGCAAACATCTGGCTGTGTGTACTGTCATGGAGTGCAACCTTGTTAAGATTAATTCCTCGTTTTCTTAAGCCCGTGAGATGGTTGAGATATACAAGTCATA